GGAATCGGATCGGCGAACCAGATACTTGCGAACGGCTCCGGGGAGGTCCCCCACCAGGTCTTATGCTCCCGTAGGAGCGCCTGGTGGGTCCCCGTCAACGCCGAGCAGGTGTGGTTCACAGAACTCACCTACGGCGCCACTCTCGGAAACCATCATTGGTTTCCCCAAAAACATTGTTGCCGACTGTGTGACCGGATGGAGTGACATCCTGTGCACCGGGACGCGGGATTGAAGGAGTAACCTCCAAAACCCACGGCCCCGGGCACCCTTGTCACGGGGAGCGTCACTTAGCTTAGGCCAAGGGACAAGGGCATTGAGATCTTTAATGCCCCGGTTAAGCCTTCGCTTAACCCCTCCCAAACGTAGTGGCCCAAGGTCTTCAACGTCAGCCGAGAAAACTCGGTTAACGTTGGCAACCGCCGCAATGGCCCGCTCCGCGCACTGCAGAGCGGTTGGGTCTCCATCCACTACGCTTCCACCGGTCCCCACGCTCGATACCGCTTCCTGCGCAGCCTTGATCCACGTCGTCCTCTCGAAAGGGAGAAGGACGGACGAGGCGGCAGGACTCCACGCTGAAGTCAGCTTAGAGAGGAGAGCCCCCCCTCCCTCAAACGAAAGAGCACAACGGACTGCCCTAGCCCATTGGGGCCGAAGGGATCCGAACTGCTCCTTCATTGAGGAGGAAGGAAACCCCCCTCCACCGAATTCGCGTGGAAGGAACGGCGGTATCGCATGGCGAACTAACCGGCCGATCGCCCGGTTGTACATACCTTTGACGACGCAAACAGCAGCGTCTCGGTAGTAAAACCGGTCGACGGCTACGTCCAACTGGGGGCCCATTGCCCACTCAGGGACCACTTCCCCCGTCTCACGGTCCTTCGTGATTCCAGGGAAGAGGGGACGTATCGAACCCGTTTTCAAGACAGTGAAGGCTCGTTGGTAGTACGGGACGTAAGGGGAGATCGTTTTCACGACCAACTCTTCCACCAGTACCCCTGCATACACTGATTCCAGATCCTTACCCTCCGACGGCTTTCCGCCGGTTTGGATGAGGTTCTGGGTATACAGGGATGACACTACTTTCGGCACATGCCCCAGTAGGTCATCACCAACGATCTTCACCGCTTGCCGGGTTCGGCGATTAGTAACCTTCCTCAGTCCACTCCTGGTCCACGCCATCTCCCACAATCCTAGATTGTAGAGAGAGAGCAGCGGCCAGGAGGTGCCGAGTCCCATCAGGATCCCCCGACACGTCCGGTACAGGGTTTCCCCTGACCGTCCGAAGACGGAGAGATCCATCGGGCCAGTGCACAGCCGAAGGGCGTCACTCAGGAACGGAGACAATCCCATTCCTTCGATTAGCCCATCGACTATGGACCGAGTAAGGTCGAGCGGCATCAGGTCAGTAGCCCTTGTCATGTCTACAGAACGTAGCACGAACAAGGGAGAGGGTCCATCGGGGATCGAGTCTTCGAAATCCTTCATAGGATTCGGAGTCCTCGGACTCAAGCGATGGTCCCGACCTAACATGGACAACAGGATGCTGTTCAAGTAGCAGGAGAAATACACGACCGGTGCCTCCACTGGAGTCACCATGCGTGTCTTCTCCCCACGCTCCTCTATGACAACCTGTCTGATCCTTGGGATCTGTCCATGACGGATCATGTGGTCCAGCCGTACCCCCATTGCGAGGTACGCGAGTAAGTGCTGGCGTGTGATCTCCCATTCAACTTGGGTGATCCCCAGCAGCTGGAAGTATGACATCCTCCATGTGAAGAGATGCATACCACATGGTCCGATACCGCACTCGCCAAATGCCTCGACCTCGAAGCGAGCTTCGGGTGTGATAACATCCACAGGGATGTTACCGCACACGCGGTCGAAGGCAGCGAGTAGTTCAGGAGTGAGGTTCTGCCCCCGGAGCGCACGAACTGCGCTCCGGACCTCACCAGACAAACCCAAATCTTTCTTTCCACAACCAAAGGTTGCAGAAAGAGAGGTTGGGAATGAGGCCTTATCTGGGCACTTGCCACGCGACCATTTCGCGGCAAATGCTCGGAACCATACACGGTCTTCTCGTTTACACTTGAAGTCCGTGGTAAGGTCCTGCAGATGAGTGACAGCCGCCGAGGCGACATCACTCTCTGCAGGTAAGGGACCCCCTCGCGCAAAGCGCGAGATCTGGTGAAGGATTTGTCTAACACGGTTCCCGTCGTACTGTTTCAACGACAATGGTCCCGTGAAGTAGACGGACAGAGGCCGAAGGAAGGCTGGCCGAGCTGAACCCATTAGGGTGTCGCTCACGGCGAGCCTCCTCAACCAGGAGGAGAGTGCTTTGAATGGCCCCTTCTGGGGGCGGCCGGAAATCCGGTCACACCCTTTCAGGAGGTCATACAAAAGCTTCCGCAAGCCCCGTATTGCTACGGTCCTTGGCGGATAGCCGCTCTCCCCCCACCTCATTCCTTTCGTCCAGGCAGGCCCGAAGGAGACCGCAAGCGCCACGAGTAGCGCTTCGATCCACCTTCGGACCTGTTTGTCGACAACAAATCCGCGCGGCACGCACATGGAGATCATGTGTGGATGTCCCTTCAGGAAGGCCACGGCCTTCCATCTGGAGTGACGCACGGGAGGGTGCCTATTGGCTCCCTCTTGTGACCGCGAACGGGGTACATCCAAGACCCCGTCCTCAATGTGTTGCAATAAATTGTA